CCACGCTCGCAGGTAGACCATGCCCTGTCGTTCGAGAAGGGGAGAGACGTTAGTCAGTCTCAGACCCATCGAAACAATCCGTGCCTGCTTGTAACCCGTAAGGGGCGCAACAGGGGCGGCGACAGGGCCAGTATTGGACATGGTAGTTCCTGAAACGGAGCTGGTGATGAGGGGGTTGTAGTCCCAAGCCGGGAGGCAGAGAACTCCGGCGACTCCACCGGCGCTTGTCGTCATGGTCTGGTTAAACTGGACCGTGAACGGCAAGGTCTTCGCCGCGGAGTCATCCGGGTACTTTGCACCTCGGGCGTGTGGGCAGAAGGGATCCACCAGTCCGCAGATCTGGTGAATTAATTTCTGGTCCACGCGGGGGACTCGACTCCTGGGTGTCTGTGGGGGGTTTCGTTTCTCTTTCTTCTTGTTTCGGCCAGTGGTCGAACTAGAGAGATTACGAATGCTCTTCATGTTGTGGTTGTCGTGTAGTGGGGAAGACCCGACACGACTCGGAGACTGTACATCCACGCGTCCCTCTCTGAGGGGGCGCCGTGCAGTCGTTCGGCATTTTGGTTAGCACGGAAGTATTAAGCCTTTCGGCACCGTTTTGGGCCAGAATGTTAAAACAAACCACGCGTGGACTCCCTGGGGGTTTAACGTCCCCCCTAGGACGCCCCCTCTACTCACTGACCGAGCCCCCTGCCCCTCTTACGTTCGGACTGACCGATCGATGGAAGAGGGGTGAGGCCCTGAGCCACTCGGACCATGTAGTCGTACTGACGAGACATCGCGGAGCGCGATTTCTCCCGGGTACGACGAACAGGACGGAGGGTGGCCCGATGGGCACGGAGGTCGGCGCCTGAGAAAGGCGGGGGAGTGATCTCCCAGAGCTCAATCTTGGGGGAATCATAGGCCTCGAGCTCCAACTCAACGACGATTGTTGGAGGGGATGGGGATGGCTCGATGAGTTGAGGCCCCTCTTCCACTCCGGAACCCTCCCTCACTACCTCCGGGTCGTAAGTGACGACTCGGTAGGGAAAGGTGGCCATCTGATCGATGGGGAGGAGGACCTTCCGATGGTGGTTCGACCCCTTAAGGAGTCGTCGGAGCTCGTCGTTGGAGAGCCGGCAAGAAGCGACAAGGCGGGTCGCTTCCGGGGTCCCATAGCCCATGGCGAGGGGCGTGGGTCGGACGGTGAAGTCCGACTCGAAGGGGACCTGGTCCTCCAGCAGGGGCCCCACCCCTGCTTCCAGCAGTGTATCGACGGGTCGGAGTGCCCCCCGGGTTCCGAGGGACACGACCGCTGTCGAGATTGCTGTAAGGCGGGTGAAGGGACTGAGAGGGTGGTCTCCCCCGGGCCCGGAGAACGTCTCGCGAGCGGCCGAGAGGAGTCGGTAGGCCAAATGGCGCTGGGGTTCTGAGAACCTGGGCACCACACCCTCAGGAGCCTGAAAGCCGAGACCTCCGAGGAGGGGGTGGGCGAACAGGTTCAGGGTGTATCGGCCAAACCGGGTCTGCCTCCTGATGCTTTCCTTGTGGTAGTGGAGGAAGAGTCCATGGGCGCGTGAAGGGTTCATCGCGCCGTGGACCGCCTTCTCATACCACGAAGAGAGAGGGAGCAGGGCCGAACGACCTCGGGAATCGAACTGAAGCTCGGTTCCGAGGAGGAGTCCGAGGTTG